GATGAGGTGCTGTTCCCTCATCAAAGAGCAGGGGTTGCCTTTCTAGCAACTGCTAAAAGAGCCCTCCTAGCCGATGAACCTGGCTTAGGTAAGACTGCTCAGGCTATTAGAGCCCTAAAAGAGTTAAACGATAGAGGAGAAGATGTTTTCCCTATCTTAATTGTCTGCCCTAATACTCTAAAAAGTAACTGGGCAAGAGAGTTTGCTACATGGTGGCCAGATGTGAGTAAACAAGTTATCAAAGGCTCTGCTCTTCAACGCAAAAAGCAGTTTGAAGAACCTGCACAAGTATTCATCATTAACTGGGAGTCCCTACGCTCTCACTCAAGACTTTCGCCTTACGGCTCTATATCTCTTACAAGGTGTCGCGCTTGCGGTGGTCAAGATGAAAAAATTAGCGAGAACCGCTGTGAAGTGCATTTAAGAGAGTTAAACAATTTTAAATTTAAAGCAGTGATTGCAGATGAGATTCACAGGAGTAAAGACCCTAAATCAAAGCAGTCTCGTGCTCTTTGGTCTGCCTCTGGTAGCGCTGAGATTCGCTTTGCACTGACTGGAACACCTATTGCTAATAATGTTGTAGATCTTTGGTCGATACTTCATTGGATTTCTCCCAAGGACTGGCCTAGCAAGACAAAATGGATTGACCGAATGGTTGATGTAATGCTTAACGCTTTTGGCGGAATGATGGTCATAGGCGTTAAGCCTCAGATGCAAGATGAGTTTTATAGCAGCATCAATCCATATATGAGACGCATGCTTAAAAAAGTTGTACTACCTAATCTGCCTCCAGTTCTAAAAGAGCGCAGAGATGTAGAGATGTCAACTAAACAGAAAAAAGCGTATCAACAGATGAGAGATTTGATGATATCTGAACTCGAGTCTGGAGATACACTCGCTGCTCCTAGCGTTCTAACTCAGACGATAAGACTTCTTCAGTTTGCTAGTTCTTATGCAACGATTGTTGTTAACGAAGCAACTGGTGAGCCTAAGGCAGTATTAGATTCTCCTTCTTGCAAAATTGATGCTTTGATGGATGACATTGAAAACGGGGACTTTGGAGATGACTCTGTAGCGGTAAGTGCCGTCTCTAAACAACTTATTAATCTGCTCAGCGCAGAGTTGACAAAGAAAAAAATTCCACATGGATTAATCACAGGGGACCAAGATGAAGATGAACGTCAGAAGGCTATTGACGATTTCCAATCTGGAGCCATAAAATGGATTCTGTTCACAGCACAAGCGGGAGGGGTTGGAATCACACTTACCGCTGCTCGTCGCCTGATAATGCTTCAAAGACCTTGGTCTTTAGTTGACTACAAGCAGGTACTAGACCGCGTACATAGAATCGGAAGCGAAATACATGACTCTATAGTAATTACCGACTATGTTACGGAAGGAACTATAGAGGAAAGAGTTATCCAAGTTTTAGAAACTAAAGCCGATAACTTTGAACAAATTGTTAAAGATAAAGATCAACTTCTAAAACTACTACAAGATGATAAGACAGGAAACCTATGAGTGGAGTTGTAAGACTATCTAACTCTGAACTACAGACGTTTAAAGATTGTCGGCGTAGATGGTGGCTGACTTACTATCGTAGACTAAAGCCTAAAAATCAAGACATGACTGGCCCGCTTGCTATGGGAAGTAGAATCCACGCTGCTTTAGATGCTCACTACGCTCAGGGTGTTCCTCTGCTCACTGCACACGCTGAACTAATTGAACAAGACAAACAACTTTTACTGCAAGATTTTAGAGACGTATCTAACCTTGAAACAGAAGGCGAGTTAGGTCGAATCATGCTTGAGGGTTATGAGCAGTGGGTAGAAGAAAACGGAATTGACGCCGAACTAGAGATGATATCTACCGAAGAAACAATTATTGCACCCTTGTTTAATGGTGAAGTAGAACTTCAAGGAAAACTTGATATGCGCGTTCGTCGTAAGGCTGATGGCGTAAGAATGTTTAGAGACTTTAAAACTGTAGGAGGCTCTCTATCTGAGTTTTCAAATATGGCTCACATGAATGAGCAGGTTATGACATACATGCTTTTAGAGTCTACTAAAAGAGATGAAGCAGAAAGAAGCGAAGGCGGAATCTTTACTCTTCTTAAAAAAGTTCGCCGAACTGCGGCCGCTAAACCTCCCTTCTATGACCAAATAGAAATTCGTCATAACATCTTTACTATGCGTTCTTTTTGGAATAGAATTCACGGAACAATCACAGACCTAATGAGAGTAAGACATGCTTTAGATTCTGGTGAGAGCCATGCATTTAATGCTTACCCAAAAGCAAGTCGTGACTGTAAATGGAAATGCCAATTTTTTACTATCTGCCCAATGTTTGACGACGGAAGCGCCGCTGAACAAGCACTTAGTGAAATGTATGAGGAGACTGATCCTTATGCATACTACGAAACACAAACTAAAGGAGGCGAGTGACGTATGAGTGAGATTCAACGCTCTCTTACGGTTATGGTGTATGGTGAAAGTAAGGTAGGTAAATCTACCTTTGCTGTAACTGCTCCATACCCACGACTCATGCTTGACGTCGAGGGTGGGCACCGATTCCTACCTATCGTTGTTAAGTATTGGGATCCTCTTCGCGAGGAACCACCAATCGCTGATGGCACTTGGGACACTGTTGTAGTTACTGTTCGTGACTACGACACTGTTATTAAGGTCTATCAGTGGTTACAACTTGGAAAGCATCACTTCAAGAGTTTGATTATTGACTCAATCTCTGAACTACAAGTGAAATGTATGGATAGTATCGCTGGCACAGAACAAATGAAGATGCAGCAATGGGGAGAACTACTTCGTCACATGGGTGGTCTTCTTCGTGACCTTCGCGATTTAACTATGCATGCTACAAATCCTCTTGAGGCAGTTGTATTGACTGCTATGTCAAGAACAAGTCAAGATGCAAGACACCGCCCATATCTACAAGGTCAACTAGCAATTCAAGCACCATATTTTTACGACATTCTTGGTGCGTTGACAGTAGAGCAAATGCCAAACCCAGACCCACTGCAAGCCCCTTACAAGGTAAGGCGTATGTATGTGGAGAGAACAAACGAGTACGAGGCTGGCGAGCGAGTACAAGGTCGTCTAGGTTCTATCGTCGAGCAAGATAAGTTATCAATCGAAGTAATGCTTAATACTATTTTTGGAGTTAAGCAAACTGCTGAAGAAAAAACCACTAAAGAAAAGAAAGAGGTGTAACACATGAGTACTCTAAACTGGGGTGACCTCATCAAAGAAGCAGGCGAATCAGGAAACTATGATCCGCTTCCAGATGGCGATTACGACGTTGTAGTTGTAGAAGCCACGCACAAAATGACACAGAGTGGCAAAACAATGTTCTCTGTAAAAGCGCAGGTTGAGGGTGGCGCTCATAACAAGCGTCTTGTTTGGGATAACTTAGTTGTTTCTCCAGATAGTCCTGCTGCTCTTGGTATCTTCTTCAAGAAGATGCATGCTCTTGGCGTTCCTCGTGATTACTTCTTACAGCAACCAGCGCCAACTAACGCTCAAATTGAGCAAATCATTAATGGTAAGCGTTTCCGTGCTCAAATTGGAACACGTACTTGGAATGGTTCTAAGAAGAATGAAATTAAGAACTACTACCCAAACACTGCACCTGCTACTGGGGCACCAGTAACTGCTGCCGCACCTGCTCCTGCACCAGCACCTGCTCCTGCACCAGCACCATCTGCAGCACCTGCTGCTCCTTTCTAAACAAAGATAGAGTTTACTAGGTGTTGTTGTCGTTCAGGGGAATGTACAACAACATCTAGTAATCATCTTAGATATAAGAGGTTTCTATGAAGGTATTGATTACAGGATGCACCGCGTCTCATGCGTCCAAAAATACAAACGAAAAGAATCCTTCATTTGCTGGAATTATTAATATTGCTTTAACTGAATTAGGTTTTGATGTTACTTGGCAAGACCCTTCAGTAACTATGGATAAAGATTATTTGTCTCAGTATGACTCTATTTTGGTGGGCATTTCTAAGCCAACAGGTATTGCATCCCACAGGGTGTACGGGGCTCTATCTGTAATTAATCACGCTAGTGATTTAGGAACTCTATCTCTGTTTATGGACACTATTGACCCCCACAAACTTTATTTTAGTTTGGGAGATATATACAGAAAACCTGACTCCTTCTTTGGAAGCTTTCATTCTAAAAAAAGAGAGTACAAGTTGGCTCAAGAACCTAAGAACTATAAAAACGTCATAGAAGGCGCTAAAAAACTTTATGGAAACGCTTGGCCTAAAACAATTATCCCGTCCTACCCTTGGTCTAAGGAAGAAGTAGTTACTAAGTACATACCTAATGTAGATAGAACAAAACTATTTTTAGTCTCACCAGACGCTGCCCTTTTAGAAATCAATAACCCGATTCAAAACTATGCTGATGGAAGTTATTGGTGTATCGACAACCCTAAAACTGATTGGTATCGCAAGGTATCTGTCTCTCTATCTAACCCTCAGGTCAACTACAGAGCGACTAAATGGGAAGGTAACAAAGACATATTAACTAGATTAAATAGTTCTATGGGCGCATTGGTTTCAGTGTATAAGTCTGGAAACCCTTGGTGGTTCCCAACTCTGTCTCAGGCGCTGTATGTGGGGGTTCCTGCAGTTACTGACTGGAGATTGACTACAAGTATGGGCCCAGAGTGGTCGACGCTCCCACACGCTATAGAGGAGATGAGCCCTATAGAAAGAGTTGAACTGTCTAAAAAGCAAAAGGAATCTTATATTCAAAATATACCCTCGTGGGAGAGTGTAAAAGAAAATATAGGAAACATACTGTTACAAAAGTAGTAAACAAACTAACTAGGAAAGGAATAAAAAATGGCTGATGTAGATATTGCCTGGGTAAAAGAGCAACTGACAAAAAACAAGACTAGAAGAGTTGTTGGTGACTCTGTTCTGACCCTTCTCAGGGCTTGGGAGGATATAAAAGAAAAGAACAAGGAACACAAAGTTGACTATTCTAAAGATATTATTGCTATCTTTGCTAAGTTGTCATTAGGTCACGCCCTTGTAAAGGAAGAAAAGGGAGCAACTTGGGTTCAAGTCACCCCTGGCTCTATTGTTTTAGCAGATTATGTGCGAATCAAGTCTGATGCTTTTGATGACAAGAGTGGTAAAGACTTTAATGGGAGAACAGGTCGCGTTGTAGGAATTCGCTATGGAGATATTATTCTCAAAAGCGATGATAATAAAACTCCTCTTCTAGACGGAGTTCATTTGAGACCAGACCAACTAGAAAAGCGCTTGTAACTTGAAAACGGTTACATATAAGTTCTCTGTAGGTGGGGACAATCATCAAGAGATTATTGACAACATCAAAGAAGAAATATCTTCCTACCTTGCCATAAATTCTGATGACCCACTAAAATACGTTAATTACGAAGTAAGTGTTGACAGCACTGCTGATAAAAATCTTCCCCAAAAATACAATGCTCTAGTTATAGCGAGGATAAAAGATGACATCAGATAGTCAAGAAGAAGCAACGACAACTAGTGAAACTTCTACCTTACGTGTTGAAGCACTACGCGAGGCTGCCAGAATTATTTCGGGGGAAAGAGATAAGCAATACGGAAAACCTGAGGATAATTTTGAACGAACAGCAAAAATTTGGTCTGTAACTCTAGGTATTGAAATTACCAACGAAGATGTTGCAATGATGATGATTGGGCTCAAGGTGGCTAGATATGCCTCTAAGTCTGGATTCCAACCCGACACTTGGGTTGATATTGCTGGTTATGCTGCATGTGGTTATGAAGTAGGAAGTTTGGAGAGTAAGAAAGATTAATTAGTAGGTCAATAACCAGATAACCAAACTTTAAAAGGAGAGCCAAGTGTCTCGTGGTCCATGGGAATTTGAAGAACCGTTATGTTCAGAAATAGGTGTAGAGATGTTCTACACTGATGATAAAGATGATATGAGAGTTGACTCAATGACCACATACGCTATGGCAAGCTCCATATGCAGAAAGTGTTCTCACATAGTTGAGTGCGCTGAGTGGGCCATCAAAAACGAACTATTTGGTTTTTGGGGAGGCCTAACCCCCAAGGATAGAACCAATATAAGGAAACATAAGAAAATTTCTATAAACACAGATTTACAATAAATCTAGAATGGGAAATACAACTAGAATTGTCCTACTAGATATGCCTAGAGAGAGGCTATATATGGAAGACAGTCCAATGCTTAGCCCTATGGCTCTTTGCGAACTGTGCTGGATGGAAGAGCACTCCAAATGGGAGCCTCAGAGTGTGAATGAGGATGGAAACATCCTTGTAAAACTTGTTGGTGTAGATATGCCAGAGATAGTAAACACTGGCTCTGTAGAGGTCTGCTGTATGTGTGGGTCGGTAACTATCGCTGGTATATACGAGTTAAAAAACCAAGAAGAGGTATATTTTACCGATGACGAGTTTTCAAAAGATTTTGAGTTTAATTTCTACTCTACAGAAGACGAATAGAGCCTAGAAGGACTAATGAAAAAAGACACAAGACCTGGGGAAGAGCTTTGGTGTGAGTGGGCTGGTTCTGGCTACAGTAAAAACAACTCAGAGGGAATCGTCTACTACACCTTAGGTGAGGTAGATATGGATAACGAACTTGTTTCTAGAGCACTAGCATCTGCTATTCAAAGGGATGGAGTTGCTGACTCTTTAGGAGATAGTTTTAAGTTAATTGAGAATTGTCAAATAACTAGGGGCTGGTGCGGGATTCTAGAAGAAGAGTCTGAATACAGTGTATGTGACGAAAATTCAGAAACCGAGTACGGTGATATAGTCGAAAATATTGAATTAGTCACTTGGATAGAAATATAGTAAATATAGTGTTTTAGTCAGTAGATTTATAGTACTTTAGTTTAAAATAGAGTATATGTGGAAACCAGCAGATAGTCTTAGATGGCAGAGTGAGGGCTTATGCTCCAAACCCGCAAATAAAAAATATTTAGACTGGTTTTTCTCTAAAGACTTTTCTGAAAAATATGATGCTAAAAATTTATGTTTTTCCTGTCCTGTAAGAAAAGATTGTTTACAGTGGGCTCTAGAGCACAGACAAATCTGGGGGATATGGGGAGGCAAAGATGAGATTGAGATTCGCAGAACTCTTTCAGTTTCATATCTTGGAGAAGAGACCCGTCGTCGTAGGTATCCCAACTGTCCGTTCTGTACTGCTAGACCTGGCAAACTAGAAACATCTGTAGAGAAACTATCAACAACTGGAAGATGGACTACAGCAAAAATTGTTACCTGTACTGAGTGTGGCTTTGCTTGGAGAAGTAGAACTAGCGCCAACGCTGTAGAGGCATACAAGGTTGAGAGAATTGATAA